TAAATTATAAATCTGTGCTAATTCATCTGAGAATATTGATTGGCGCAATCTCGGTTTTGTGTTTAAGTAAGTGTTATTATTCAGTAACGTCTTTATTAATTGTATTTCCACTGCTCTGCCCTTCCGTGTGACACTCTTTATGCCACTTAGTAATAAACAGATTTAGAAATAAAAAAAGCCCCAATCTTTCGACTGAGGCATTTTTCTTTAATTAATGTTTTAGAACAGTAAGTTAGCTATTTCTAAACTTCATGTTCTTTATATCTGGTGATTGATCACCTCGACGCTCCTTCATATCTACTTGGTGAAAGACAACTCTTTTGTTATTCTTCACGATAGATGCAATAGCATCTTCTAGTTTCTTTTGTTCTTCAGCAGCTTCTAAAAAACCACCGTCTATATCGTAGTCTATGACTACTATGCCACGACATTTCATGCCGATCTCCTATAAAAATATAATATGTAAAATGATTACATGCACTTACGTGTATGCATGTAGTTTGATTTAAAATGTATTACAATAGTATACTTGGTGGGCCAGTAAAAGGATTACACCAATTAGCAACACGCCTTCCATGACTGCCATGACTGGCAAACCCAAGCTTCTCTATTTTCTTCCAAAATAATTGTTTTGGGGCTAACTCTTTAGGTAGAGCTTGTAATTGTTTCATTTGTAATTCCTTCCTACCAAACCTATAGTCGTTGGCGTTCTACATAACTAAATCTTCGATTGCTTGTGCAGTAAGATATTTTAAATCAAGTCTCGTAAGTCTTACATTACATTGCATATTTAGCTTTCTTGCTAGGGATATTGCTTTAAGTGATGCGTCATTGTCAAGAACTAAAGTTACTTTTTGGTACTTACTAAGTGTTTTAGTTATACTTTTAGTAATGTTTGTACCTAGTAGCGCAACTCCTACATACCCAGATACACTACTAACACTACAAGCAGAGGCAACGTCCTCTACAAGCACTGCATGTTTACCAGTACCAACATGTATACCCTCTGTTAGGTCGCCATAGCTCCACCACTTTGCTCTAACAGGCCGTAAGGATCTACCTACCGCACCTGTACTATCAGAGTTATAGAACAGCACACGGTCTTCTTTAGGGGCATACCTGATCTTTATATCGCCACGTAGATAGGCATCGTAGCTGTTAACATGCTTCAGATAACTAACAGCAGGATCGTGATTCGTTACTCGTGTAGTTAATGGCGGTATTTCTTTATATTTAGCTTTAAAGCGCTGGGTGGCATTGCCTTCAAGATATGATTTAGCTGCGTTGATATCTCTTTTACCAGTGTAAGCACCCTTTACATTGCAGGATGCTCGGTAGCAGTTCCAGATTAACTTTCCATCAAACTTATCTAATGTGAATTTATTCTTACCACCGCAAAAAGGGCAATCGGCTGTATGCCGATCACCTTCTGCTAATATTATTGATTTTACATATTCAACCTGGTCACGATAGCTGGACATTGTATTTTACCTTGGCTATCTCTCCACAGTCTCTGCAATTATGATGAAATAAATATGAACCATCTTCTTCAGACTCTTTATCTAATTCATCTAAACCTGTTTTAAATTTAGGGTCGGCTATATACACAACCAGTACAGCAGGATCACCTACACATATTAAGCTATGACATGTTTGGCATGGCCTCATTGTTGTCTCTGTGTAGTCTTCTATGGCCTTTAGGCTTCTTATCTTTCTTTTGCTCATTTGCTCTTCCTCAACAGTTAGTAGTTAAACTAACCCTGGCGGGTTAGCCGCAGGCTACTGCACTTTGTGAATAAGTCAACCACTTAATTAAGGGTTGGAGTTATGGGTACAGTAACTTACGTGGCCTGTAACCCATTGAAAACAAACGATTTACCTATAACCTGAAGGTCGTAGGTTCAAATCCTACTCCCGCAACCAATAGATTGATATCATTGAATTTTTATATTTCAAAGTGATACAAGTTAACTTAACTTAATAAAACTTAACATTTCACCTGTCAACTTTATTTTATTTCACTTCGAATCTGTTAAAGCTTCCCAAGACACTGGGTATAATCTTTTCATTATATCACTGATCTCGTCAGCAATAATTTTTGTTTCGTTCTGCGTGTCTTTAGTACAGCGCAGCTTACACATATCTGCAAATGCATCTAAACTTCCAGACCAATACCATTCAGTCATTAGATTCGCAGGGAGTACAATCCGTGCTTGCTCTTCACAGATACCCATGTCTAATAAATGTTTGTACAGAGAGATATCATAAGCTTGTGTAGCTCTTATCTCTACACCTTCAATCACAACTGTATCTGATGATCCTTGCTTCTTATCGAAAGCCTTCCCACGCCAGGTAGTTGGCTCATACAATTTAGGTTCATTAGATACATACCGTCTAGAGATCTCATTCCAACGCAGGAATTTATGCTTAACAAGTTGTCGAGCTATAAAGATTGGTGCTGATACGTGAAAAGATGCAAACGCATGACCAAAGGGTGACACATGATTGTTCCTAGCAAGGAAGTTAATTAGCTTTGCATCTTTCTTCTCATTGAACACCTCGTGCTTAGTGCCGAAAGATACTCTAGCTGCGTTCACAACTGATAAGTCAGAACCCATGTAGTCTATTAGTGTTGCTTTAATCATTATTTATCCAAATCTTTTGTTGATACCTGCTGCCGCAAGCTTTTTAGTTGGACGTACATATATTGAGAGTACATCACGGCTCTGGTGGCCTGTTACTGAGCGTAGTTCGTCTTCAGTGCATCCTGCTTCAGCCATTTCAGTAGCGCCTGTACGTCTTAGATCACGCATTTGTAGGATACTGGGTAGTTTGGCTGCTTCTCTGATACGGCAAAACACTTTGTTGTACTGGCGACGATCGTATGGTTTGCCTGTTCTTTCATAATAGACAATACAATCATGAGAATTACTTATCTTGGCATTGTTTAAACGATCTATGAGGCGTGGTGATGCAGGAATATCGACCCATGTCTTGTTCTTTTCTTGCTCAAAGCCGAACATCTGATCACGGAACTTATTCCATGTCATTTTACGCATGTCTCCTGGTCTTTGGCATAGGTCGTAACACATCAGCGCCATTGTACCCAAAGAAGGTAGATCCATATTGTCCGCAGTATCTATGAAGTCCTGTACTTGATCCTGTTCCCATAAAACTGTTCGGGCAGGAGTTTTCTTTAGACCCATGTTTCTAAATGGATTAGCTTTAACCATGCCAAGACGATCACCTACAGTCCAAACACGTCTTAGAACCTTACAAGTGTGGTTAGCTCTGTGCATACTGACATCTTTAGTTAGCTGCTGATACAAAGCTTCTGCGTATGATACATCTATATTACAAACACGCATTGTCTGAAATGGTTTACGTGCTTCACCTACTCTGAGGTTCTGCATACAGCGTAATAATTGATCGTAGGTGCGTTTGGAATTACCGCTTAACTGCGTCCAACTGTTTGTGCCTTTGTAGGCATTAACTAATGCAGCAACTGTATCATCTTCTATATATTGTTTGCGCTCGATACCTCTACGGTGATCTACATAAGCTTCACTAACATGTATTGCGTACTCAGTAGCATCTATATGGTTATCAAAGCGTCTATATTTGGCATTTATAGCTGCTTTTACATAATTTGGGGGGCTTACTTCCCATTTCATATCCCCACCTTTTAATCTAACAGATTTTAGATATTTAATCTTTGACATAACTAATCTCCTTGGCCTCATAACTTACTAGAAGCTATTAGGTGGCATTAGTAATGTCAATACTATAAATAATGCTTGCTTTATTAGGTGGCGTTGCTATACTTCAGGTGTAGTCACTTCTCCCAGACTACCCTTCCTCGTCTCAGCCCCTCGGAATTAACGTTCTGGGGGGTTCTTTTTTGGAAAATACTCGCACGTCAATACTTAATAACGACTACCGATTCGTACTCATCTGCATAAGCAGAGTTGTATGGGATAGCGACTGCTTTATCCCCTACTATAACTACATGTTGATCTTGCTTTCTAACTTCAACAGCCTCGGCAGCATCAACTATAGCTTCACCTAGCTCTCTTGCCTGTACTTTATCGATAATCATCTGCACTCCGTTCTTAAAAAGGTTTCGTTAACTTTTTTACTCGCACGTCAAATCAACATACACGGATAATACATGAGGTATCTGAATGAGACTGTGTACATGCATAACAATACACAGACCAGGTAGCAATAAAAAATTTTATTAGAAATAATTATTGAGAAAAAATCATATTGTTAAAAAATTGAATGCAGCTTAATAAGGTGGCGTTGATCTGGCTTATATCTAACCAATATTAAAAGTTGACCAGGACAACACCAAACACAAAACAAAAGGAACTGACCAAATGAAACTATTAAATACAAATGCATCCAATACTAAAATAATGAAAACCCAAACGGGAACTGAATATAATATTGCCAGTTTATCGTTGATGCCTGATGGCATTATTTGCCCTTCTCAAATAATTGCGGAATGCAAAGAACCTTGTCTTGTAAGTTCAGGACGTGGGCAAATGCATTCAGTTGCAAATGCAAGGCAATCTAAAACTGATTTATGGCATTCGGATAAAGAGTTGTTTTTAACAATGCTTAAAAAAGAGATAGCCGCTTTTGAATTGAAATGTGCAAAAAAAGGAAAGCTTGCGGCGTTTCGTTTAAATACTATTTCAGATATTGCTTGGCATAAATACGGAATCCCACAACTATTCAAAACTTCATTATTTTATGATTACACAAAGATTGCATCTAGATTAGGAAAAACGCCTGAAAATTATAGATTGATGTTTTCTTATAGCAAAGCCATCAAATACCAAAAGCAAGTTCAGGAAGCAATGAAAACAGATTTTCCTATAACTGTTGTTTTTCGTGGTGGTATGCCTTCCACGTACTTAAATAGAATTGTGATTGATGGTGATAAATCAGACTTAGTAAACCTTTATTCAGGTAAAGTTGTTGTTGGCTTAAAGTTAAAGGGCGGCAAAGCAATTCAAGAAAGTAAAAGTTCTTTTATAATAGACAATCCTGAAACAACATTAATGGAAGTTGCCTAATGCTTTATATTTATGCCTTCATAGGCTTTGTTGTTGTTTGGCTTTGGATAATAGACCAAACCTTTTAAGCCATATAATAGAGTGGCTTTACTAAATACCAAAAATGCATTAATTATTGTTAAGGGCGTAAGCTTTGCCCTTAACTTAAACACAAAACGGAGTCTGGAATATGCAAACACTATTATTAATTATTTGCTTGTTACTTATTACAACAATTCTTGCGGTTTTTGTTTTCGCATATCGTACTGATAAACGATTACAAAATCCTGAATACTATGAAGCCTTTGAACAAAGGTTAATAAGCGCCGCAAGAAAAAGAGTTCAAGATGAAATGCGAATTCATGAATTAGAAATAGAAAGAAAAGCAAATGATTAAAGAATTCATATCTGATTTTATAGCGTGT